AATCCATCTGTAGGTGGCGGTAAGGGTGCTGCTGTTAGGCCTCAATTTCTTCTTGCTATTGCTGATCCAACAGATAATGGGACTGGTGATTCGGATGGAACAACTTGGAATAAACGGATAACTGGATGCAATATATATGTACAAGATGTATCTATATCTAATACAAACTCATGGTATCAGATGGCTAGTGCTGACTTTCAAACAGGGAAACTGAAGGTTATAAATACACAGAGAGAATATGATTCTCAATTTGAGTATACTGGGCAGAACTATTTTTATTGGTTAATAGAATCTAGCGAGTTGTCAAGCCCTCCAAATATTATAACGCATGAATTAAACTCAGGAATACCATTTGGTGAAAAAAGTATTACATCAAAATATAAAACTGCGGTAGTCACAAATAGGAGTGCTTATATAGGGAATCTTGAAGTTATATATAGCGCTGGGTCTCTCCAATCGGAAGTAAAGGGAGACGCTATGTTAAAATCTGTTACTAATAGGTTTGATCTATTTCCATCATCAAATATAATTGAAGCAAGTGTTAGAGATGGGGATAAGATAGTTAAGCTAGAAGAGTATGCAGATAGAATACTTCAGTTCAAAGAGGGAAAAATGCATTTGATTAATGTATCTCAGCAAGTTGAATTTTTAGAAGATACTTTTATGCATAAAGGAATCAGCCATCCTGCTGCTACATGTAAGACTGATTTTGGGATAGCCTGGGTTAATAAACAGGGATGCTATTTATATGATGGACAGAGGGTAAATAATTTGCTTGAAAAAGGTGGTAGGCAGATAATAAAGGAAAGTGATTGGGCAACATTTACGACTAATGAGCCTATGATTGGCTATATACCAAAGAAAAGACAGTTAGTTGTTGTAGATGATAATACCTCTACTGGCACTGGTAAGGCTTTTTTATATGATATGGTAACACAATCTTGGGTTAAAGGGCCAGCTGGTATTTTTACAAGCGCTGACTTAACAAACCTTATTACAGATTGGAATGGAGATTTAGTATATGCGCATACTAATGATCAGGGAACTGTAGTTAAATGGGATGATGCTTCAGGTGCTAGTGCTGCCATGGTTATGACTACTAAGGATATAGACTTTGGTGAGCCTGCAGTGCGCAAGAAGATATATAAAGTATATATAACATATAGGGGTAATGCTACTAATGTACAGGTTCATTATGGTGTAGATGGGCTTGCCCCTGCTTTAACTTTTAATAATATTACAAGTGGTACTGATGGATCTAGTACTGGTAGTGGTTCTAATGCTAAGTGTATTCCGTATGATGCAGGTGTTACTGATTGGCTAAAAGCTGAATTAAAACCCAGTGCATCTATTAATAATATTAATAGTTTTAGATTAAAATTAAGTGGAGATGGCTCTGCAGCAATAGATGCAGACTTTGAGATTAATGATATCTCTATAGTCTATAGAGGAAAGAATGTGAAGTAATGACAAGAGAAGCTGGATTAACAAGGCAGGAAAGAATAGCTTTACATAAGAAGCAGGAAAGATTGCAGATTAAAGATGGTGCACCTGCCAATATATCTGAATTAACTGAAGGTGTTCCAGAGCTTAGATCTACAAATGAAGGTGTGGTAGAGTATGTAAGGCATAATAATGTATTATATAAGAAGGTATTAGATCAAACTGAAAGAAGTTCTGAAGCTTCAATACATAAAACTTGGGATGAAATTTAGGAGATAATTATGGCTAAGGCTATGAGAAGACTACAGAAAAAGGTAAGGGCTGAGCAGGCTGCTATACAGAAGGCAGCTAAAAAGCGTGGCTTATGGAGTAGTTTAGGTAGTGCATTGGTCGGTGGCGTTGCTATGCTGGCAACTGGTGGGGCTGCTAGTCCATTTGTAGCTGGGCTTTTTGCAGGCGGAGCATCTGCCGTTGGTGGGCATTTGGGAAATTATCTTGCTGGACAGTCTCCAGGGGGTAAGATTAAAGGTGGTAGATTCTTCCAAGGGCAGAGGGCAGATCTTGCTAAGCAGATTAAAGATAAGATAAATGCTGGAGCTGTTAAGACTGCCATTAAGGTAGGTGGGATGAATCTTATGGGTAAAATGGGTGGAAAGCTGAAGGTTGGCAAGGGTGGTGTATCGGCAGAATTACCTATGGGTGAGATAGCTAAGGGAGAGACAGCAGCTAAGACTAATATTTTTGAAAGTATATTCAAAGGAGGGGATACAGGGACAGCAAACATTCCAGATGCATTCTTAACTAAGGGTGGTAAAGTTCCTATTGGCAATCTTATAGATTTTAAGGGTAGCACTCTTGGTAAAGGTTTGCAGCATATACAATCTAAAGCACTAGAAAGGCAGTTCAGAAAAGAAGGATGGATAGATCCTAATTTACAAGGTGCTGCTATTGAGGGTGGAAAGCCTATTGTAGCTATGGATAGATTTGAAGGTATGGCTAAGCAAAGGGTTGCTGATATTCAAGAGGCTCAGTCAGCTGCAAGACTTACAGCTGCTAAACAGGCGCCTCAAATTGCAGGTAGTACTCTACGGAGAATGAAGTCTTCAGATCCATCGTATCTTGGTGAAATAGAGAAAGTAGGGCCATCTAAGTTTGCAGGGACTGGAGCAGCTCAGACAGAAGCTATAATGGCAGGTGAAGTTCCAGAATGGTATGGGGCTCCTAAGGGAACAACCTGGAGAGAAACTGCCCTTGATCCAGGCATGAGCGATCTGTCATTTGCAGGATCGTATGCAACATCTGATGAGGGTTTCACTGGGCCATTAGAAGAATCTGTTCCATTTGATAGAAGTAGTATGCTAAATAGGCAAGCTTCAGCTAGATATCAAGCTAGTGCTAATATATTTAAACAGAATTTTCCTGAATTTTCAGGATCTGGATCGCCTATGGGGGCTGGTACTGATGAAACTCGTACTGGTCTATGGGAATCAGTTGGCACATCTTTCCCAGTCCAATCACCTGACATCGTAGGAGGCTTTGGTTCTTTACCAGAATATGGTGTACAGGGACAAAATATGATTAATCCTTTAGGTAGTAAGTTTCGGACAGGTTTAAAGAAAAGTTCAGCATGGCATAAAAGATTATTTGGGGATTATTAAGATGAAAATATATAATGAAATAGTAATAGATATGAATCCTGAGTCTTCTTCTTATGGGGAGACTTTGCATGAAGATAGCTTTGAGTATGAAGGTAAGTTAGCCTTATTAAAGGAATGGAAAAGTTATAATTGGGGGTATGGACAGGATGGCTCTAAATATACTTATCAAATGGAATGGGGTGGAGGAATAGATAATATAAAACATATCCGAATGTATAAAGATGGAGCATTAGTTTATGATGATGCTAATAATACTCAGCCAAAGTGGGCGCGTGAAACTATTGCCGAGAAGTTTGCAGAGCAGTCAGGTGGATCACAAAAATTTGGTAGTGCAGAAGAAGGAAAGTCGTTTGCAGAAGCTGGTTTTACATACACAGAAGGTGAATTTGATCCTACATCTGAAGAATTTAGAAAATCTGTCCAGGAAACTGGTGGCTATGGTCAGTTGGCTGCAGGGTTTGGAGTGGAAGAAGGCGATTTTGAAGAGTTCTATGGGAAACCATTGGAATTTCTGGAACAAGAATATGGAGCAGGGGGTACTCTTGAGAAAGGTAGAGATTTAGATTTAGCTACAATAGCAGAGACAAGGAAAGTATCGGAGGAAGGTTTGCGTTCTGCAAAAGAAAGTTATGGTCTCGGCATGAAAACAGCTGGACTTCAGACTGGAAGGAGTCTATTTGATATAAAACAACAAACAGAACAACAGATGGCACAATCAGGCTTTGCTACCCAGGGAGCTGTTGCTGGTGTATCTAGGCGTGCAGAAAAGGGAGTCATGGCAGACTATAATTTACAGCAGCGACAATTGGCAGAAGGCATGACACAGGCACAGTCAGCTTTTGATAGATCACAGAAGCAAGCAGGAATTGCTGAGGATCGTGTAGGCATAGCAGAAACACAGGCTGGTATTGATTATGAAAGAGGTAAGGAAAGTTTCTGGAAGGGCGAAGAAGAAGAATATTATAATAGATTAGATTACATTGAATCGTTAGGTTAAGGAGATATAGCATGGCAAACCCCAATTACCCGCAACCAAGAATAGTAGTAGAACAGAGTCCATGGCAGACCTTATTTGAGAGTTTGCCAAATACTATGCTATCATTTATGCAGCTTTCTCATCAGATTGAGCAGGATCGGATAGATAAAGAATATAAAGCTGTTAGGGAAGATTTAGCATTTGAAAGACAGCAGTATTCTCTAACCAAGGAAAGAGAAAATAAATGGATAGATACTCTTTCTACTATGGGATTTTCTACTGAGCATATTACTGGCGCTGGTACAGAATCCATTCTTTCAGTATCTGATGATATCTCTAAACTAACGAGTGCTACTGAGCAAAATATTTCTAAATTAAGGGCTTTCTCTGCTGAATTAGATACATGGAAAGAAAAGGGTCAGGAATGGGAGCAGCTTTTTGCAGCTGGTGATAAGACGGGAAGAGAAGCATCATTTAAAGACTTTGTGCTTGAAGGTGGGTTAACATTAGATAAAGAGGGGAATGTTGTAGGCACTGGAGAGTTTGCTGATGTATTAAAGTCTCTATCTGCAGTTGAGATAAGCCAACTTAAGGATGCAACTAAGAGAAAAGCTGTGATGAAAGGACTTAGAGATGAGGCTACAGCTATTAAGATGTTTAGTGAAGCAGCCAAGGGAGAGGTGGCTGTAGCTAAAATTGGAGAACAAAGATATGTAAGTGATATTACTAATGCTATTAATACTGCAGAGACTTATAGTGGTATAGCTGCTATTAGAAGATTTGAGTCAGATGAGGCTAAATATAAGGATGCTACTCCTGAGAAGTTAGCTCAAATAGAAACAAATAAATATATTATAGGTAGAGATTATCAATATTTAATAACAGGAATTGGCGGGCTTCCAGACCCACTGTCAGATGAGACAGATGATAGTTATAGGAATAGTTATTTAAGAACATATAATCAAATGTCTTTAGAGTTGTCTGCGGCAAAACCTAAATATGCAACTGGTGGATATGGTAGTACTCTTGGAACCCAGAAGAACTATAATGATGCTCTTGCTAATGTATATTTAAATTATCAACAAAAGATTCAATCTGATCCAGAAGAAGCTAGTATATTTGCAGCAAAGACATTGCAATATTTTGGAGTAGATATTACTGATCCCTCTATGCTTGAGGGTTTAGGTATCACAGATCATATCGAAACAACTAAGGCTACAAGGGAAACATTATCTTCGCTATCTAATATTGAAGATCAAACTATTATTCCACTAATGGATGATCCATTGGCTAATGAGAATCTTATTAGTAGTGGCGGGATTCCATCTGATCTTGATGAAAGTCTTAATGCAGTGACTATGTCTGGGAAGGAATTATTTCCAGGATTATTAGAGCCTAAATATAGAGGAATGGACTATGAGCTTGCTTATAATGTTGAAGAGCTTGGAGGTATAGATCAGACAGCACATTTAGAACATCAAAGAAAGTCTTTAATAGGTGCAACGGTAAGTTCAAAGTCTGGTTATGAATATAATATTGAAGATGTCAGATTAAAGGATGCAGGTAAATATGTAGCAGGAGACTCTCCTTTTCAGATTAAAATAGGAGGTGTCTGGACTGAAACTCCAGCCCTTCCATCATCATTGAATGATTATACAGTAGTTTCATTGCCATTTGCTCCAGAAGGAATGCCTGGTGCATTCTATGCAGGGCCTATTGGTTACTACTGGGATCCTATCGAAGAAGAATACAGGGTTAAGAAAAGTTTAAAAGGACTATAATATATGGGACTATATGAAGACCTCATAAGAGAGCAGCAGCAAAGAGAACAAAATCAATTACTTCTTGATAAGGAGCGTAAGAAGATTGAAGCTAATAGACAATCTGGCTTAATGGAATTTGTAGGCCAGGCTTTATGGGGAGGGGCTTCCGCTCTCACAATGGGAGGACTTGATTTAAGGGATACGTATATGCAGGCGAATGAACCTGGATATGAGACCTGGGAAGATTGGATCTCTTTAGGTGGACCCAGTGAATGGGAAGATTTAACTAATTGGGGTAAGGCTGGATATACTGTAGGCACTGCACTTGGCATGCTGCCTACATTTATAGTAGGGGGTGCAGGTGCCAAAGGAATGGTAAAGGGTGGTGCTAAGCTGGCTGGCAATGTAGGTGTTAGGTCTTTAAAGAAGCAAGCATCTAAAGAATTAATGGAGAAGGCGGGCAAGATTGCATCTCAACATGGTGATGAAGTTTTAGAGACTATTGGCAAGAAGGCAGATACTATTATAGATGATGTATATAAACTTGCTGGCGAGGGAAGTGTCGCGCAAGATATTGGCAAGAAGATTGGGAGCGAATGGTATCAGCAGATTGCTGCCGCAGATATAGCAAAGAGTATAACAAAGGCTCTTCCTATGGATCAGAAAGTGGCTAATGAATTAGCTACTGAAGCATTTGAAATATTTACTAGAAATAATCCAGCTGATGCAGCCAATATGATGAGAGCAATGGTAAGAAGAATTCCTGGGCTGGATAATAGAGCTGGAAAGATTGTTGGAGCTATGGCTTATGAGTCTATGATTGGTCTTAATATGGGGCTCTTAAGGGCAGGTGCCAGCAATGCTCAGAGATGGAAGTCAGGATATGAAGGTCCAGACCAATATGGAGAAAAACCAGAGGGTAGTTATTGGCTTGATACTATGCATCATGGATTAAATGAAGGAGCATGGTTCAGCGTTATAGGTCCAGTTAAATTTATTAAAGGTGGTACTCAGAAGCAATTATGGAAAAAGGCTAAGGATACATTTACTGGTATGTATAGAGCTATGAGGAATGCTGGAGGACTTGGACATAAGGAATTACAACACACGCTTACTGCTATGGATATCCTCCAGGGAGGTACATTAAATGCTAGGATGGGTGATAAATGGGCCAAAAAGGGTGCTATGTGGTGGAAAGATGCTGTGGAGGGTGAGGGTACCAAGGAGATGAAAAACTTCCTTAATGAGGCAAGGATGACGTTTTTGAGGCGTGCTCCCATAGAACTTACAAAAGAATTTGGTAAAGAGATTGCACAAAGTATTCCTAGAATGGGAATGGGTGTACTTGCTATGAATGCTCATGGTTTATTTGAGTATTATAAAAATGGAGGTGATGGTCTTCCATTCAATGCCCTAGGTAGAGATCCTGCAGAAATTATAGGCAATATAATGACAGCAGCATTCTTTACTAGGAGGCCTCATTCATTCCATGATAACAATCCAATACCATTTATGGAGTCTGGTAAGATAGAATCATATTTTGGGGGCAAGGCTAGTGAGCTTAGGAAGACTACTGGTACTCTTCAGACTATGATAAAAAATTATAAAGGAAGTCGACTAGAACATCTTGAAAGGATTACTGCAAATTATGCTCCTCCAACTCCATCGGGCAGTGAGCGTGCTAAAAATATAACTAATCATTCTATCTCATCATCTAGAGAGATGAATGAACTTAGAGAGATACTTACTCCATTTATAGCAAAAGAAGGTGAGATTCGCCAGATGGGTAAGGGTAGATTTTTTACTATAGAAGATGCAGTTAATGACTATATTGCAAAAAATTATGCTGAGAAGGGGCAGGAGGGCAAGCGTGATCAGTTAATTGAGCAGATGTTTATAGCTAAAAAGATTATAGATCTTCATGATAATCATACCTTTGAAAAGCTGGATATGAAGAGTGTTACCCCTGAGCAAGCAGTGGAGATTGTTCAGAAGATTTCAAGCATAGAATTTGGAGAGAAGCCATTACAATATGAGACTATACTTGATAGAGTCCCTGACTGGATTATGGATTCTATCAGTCAGAATACTGTAGAACCTATGGGTATATCTAAAAGATTTATAAAATCAATGTATGATATGCTTGGTGTACAATATCAGGATAAGGATGGTATATTAACCTTGCCTAGAATTCATGATCCGAAAGAGTTTCATTTTAATGATGCTTTATTATTAGAAGCTTTTTCTACTGTATATAAAAATGGTAAAAATAGTGGATGGATTAGAGAAGTAGAACATACAGCTGATCCTGTAAAGCCAAATGCAGAACAATTAATTGCAGCAAATAAAATATGGAATAACTCTATTAATGAGCTTATGCAGTATACATATGGAGAAGGGTGGGATACAAAAGGAATAGAGCGGGACATCTCAATTATGCAGAATGATGCATGGTACCATACCTATAGGAATATTGCAGATATACAGCAGGTAAATGATGCTAGAGCTATTCTTACTGGTGATTCTAAACATAATATGGATATTACTGAGTCGAAAAGGCTCACTCAGCGAATAACTAATAAATTATTTGCAATTGAAAATCCTGGAGTAGAATATGCAACTGAAGCTGGAGATGCAAAAACATTAGTCGAGAGGGCAAATCTAGACAAGTTTGTAAAAAGACTTCATACAGGTGTTAGGAATTTGAATCCCCAGATCAGTAATAAAACTAGAGAACCTTTAACTGAACCACAGGCAGTAGAACTTAAGAATAAAGTAGAACAATTAGTTGGAGATACATTTTCTAGAGAAGAAGCATTTAGATTCTTTGAAAGACAGTCCTTTGAAAAATCAGTACAGAAGCTTGGACTAAGTGATATGCGTGTTGGGTTTGATACTAAGGCTGCACTATTTGAGCTTTATAATAATCCAGATATTAATTTTGGTGAGTCAGGCCAATTAGTATTTCCAGACTTTAAGAATGTAAAGGAAACCTTGAAGGCAGCTGTTCGCGCCAATGAGCTATCTAAAGAGGCGGCAAAGGAATATATTAAGTTTTATGGAGATCTAACTCAAGCTACTACAGAAGCAGGTGTAGGGCTTATAAAGTTTAGTGGGCAAGTTAATCAGGCTGAAGCTGGACAATGGGCTTCAGCCCTTAAGATGGCTAAGATTAAAGCTTTATCCAGTATTGGTGGCCTGATCACTAAGGAAGGATCTATTACTGCGAATTATGCATTTCAAGCTGTAAAAAGTTTAGATTTAAAGCGTAAGCTGCTTGCTCAAGGTATTTTAGAGATGACAGATAAGAAGGGATTAAAAACCCAAGAAGATATCTTAAATCTTTATGATAGATCTAAGATTGTTATCCAAAATCTAGGAGCACAAATAAAAGAAGCCATAGATTCTAATGATACTATTACTCTTCATGCATGGTCAAATAAGATGAGGACAGCTAGAGATTTAATCCAGCAAATAGAATTTGCAAAGGAAGATATTAGATCAGATTATCTGCAGCAATTAATTGATTTAAAGAATGATGCTTTAAGCAAGATGCGCCGTACTGCATGGAGTCAGACGACTATAGATGATCTTGTTACACAAAAGCTTAGAGATATTGCTGGAGATATCCCAGGCAAGGATGTCACAGACAGTACTCTTCGTACTACACTGGCACAATTCAGCCTTAGATATGGAGTTAATGCTTTAGAGTTAAATGATATATTTTCTCCAGCTACTGAGGCAAGGGTAAATGCAGATATTGTTAAAGCCCTTGGTAAACAATTCTTAACAGACTATTATGATGATCTCGGGGGGATACAAAATGTGGACTTGCGGACTAAGGTTGAGAATATTATTAGTAATTTAGATAGACAGTCTGGACAAATTGAAATGAATGGTGAAGCTTTTCATAAGTTTGTTTATGAACCGTTGAAGGCTAGGATTATGATTGATAGAAATATTGCTGAACTTGCTGGGGAAAAGTTAAAGATTGATTTTGAAACTGTAGAGTCAGATTTATACAGTGTGGCAGCTAGTTTCTTTAGTACCAGACCTGTTAGACATCTTCAGATTGATTTAGCTCAAGGAAGATTATGGCAGTCAACGAAGCCTTTAGGGTATACTCCTGATAGAGGTATTACAGGGCTTATAAATACATTAGAGGGGATGGGGGAAGGTCAGCGTCATTTATATATATTAAATAATGATGTCTGGATGCCTGATGGCAATGTTAAAAACCTAGTAGTTAATAGAGATAGACAGTTTGTTGATTTAGAATTAAAGACTAAAGATTTCCAAATAGAAGATCTTCAAGGTAAATCAGATTTCTATGCTACTGGTTCAAGGGATAAAATTATAGATGTTGATCGTTCAGAGCCAGTCTTATCTAAGGAGTATAAAATAATAAATTTAGATGAAAAGACAAGTGTTCTTGTTAGGATGGACAGTGGTATTAAGAGAAATATAGCAGCAGCATTTGATAATGGTACTGGAAATAATGACGGTGGAGTTTTGCATAAAAAGTTAGAAGCTATAATGGCATCTGAGGGTAGAACTATTAATAGCAGTCCTAGGCTTGTAAAGTTTATTGAAAGTATCCAGGATGCAAGCAGAATGGATCATGCATTGGCAGCTGATGCAGTTAAAATGGCAAGATTGATACTTGATATGCCTAGCTTTGTTGAAAAGTCTATTGACCAGTATGGTAAGTTGAATGTAGACTCTGCAGAATTTAAAGATCGCTGGAAGAGGCTTGGCATGACTCATTCTAAGAATGGATATATTGGTACTCCGCAGAATTTAGAAAAGACTGCCACTTTGTACAAGAATTCAGAATCACCATTCTTTAAGGATGTATACAAGGCTGTAAAAGATTGGGTTGAACCTAAGAAAGGTAAATATAAAAAAGTTAAGGTCTTATCTATAGATGATAATGCATCATATACGGATAAGAATCTGGTTAATATATTTAGTTCTATAGAAAGAGCAAAGGTTCAGATTAATAGGCGCCTAGATGCTGGAGAAATAGATAGCTATACATCTGACTATATGCTTCGTAGGTATGAAGAGATTTCTAAGTCAATTACAGATGGTGAAATGTTTGTATCTAAGGATGTACTCTTAGCTTCTATGGCTATGCGTGGTGTTACTAGAGAGATGGTTGATTATGATACAAGGACTGGTAAGATTGTAGGATTTAAGTCTGGAGCTATAAAGCCATCTATAACTCATGTTGATTTAAAATGGGAAGATATTTCAAAGCCTAATTATGGCGAGGTTACAGAGTGGTATGGCAAGACAGCATTCAAGTATGCTCCTGAGCTAGATGGTATCCTTAAGATGCACAAGGTAGACGCTATTACATTCAGATCTGCAAATAAAATTAATGAGCATAAGGCGTCTGCCACAAGCCCTTGGGATGTTGATGCTGAGGGGAAATCTACAAGATACGCTATTCCTTCAGGTATAGATAAGGGGAATGCTGATATTATTAATAGTAATATTACAGACTTTCTTGGCAAGGGAGAAATTAATTTAGAGATTACTCCTGGAAGCATTACAGAGATTCCATTCTCTTCTATTAATTTAAGAAGTATTAGTAGAGAGCATCCGCCTCTTGTAGGTAATAATACTGCTGTCCATATGAGAGATAATAATGGTTTAGCAGAATGGATAGGCTTAGAAAGAAAAATAGATGGACTATCTTACGGGTTCCAAGGGCAGATTAAAGATATATTTCTAAGGACCGAACTTGCAAACAAAGTATTTGGTGCGGCTTCAGAGTCTGGTGATAATACTGCAGTAAGAACAGGCATTGAATCAGTGTTAAGTAGAAATGGATTATTAACTGATCCCTGGATGCAGAAGAGGCTGGAAGAAAATCTAATTAACTATTATATAAATAATGGAAATATTGGTGCTGGTATAGTTCCAGATGGATCTATTGATGTTATGAGTGCTGACTTAGGTAATTTAGCAGTACCAGTTAGAGGTAAGTTCAACATAAACCAAAAAGATATAAGTGCAGTACAATTCTTTGGAGAGTTCCAGATGTCTCATTATGGTGGGCAGAAGAGATTTGAATTGTATGGCGAGGGACGCGGTAATGTTCAGTCAGCAATTATACAGAAAATAAAGTATGCAACTAAGGCTCAGAGTATAGATTATAACGGTAATCTAGCTAAGGTCTCTGATACAAAATTAGACTACAGGACTGCAGATTCATTCCTAACTACAAGTTCGACAGGTGAACAATATTTAATAGTTGAAGGAATGGCTATAAATAAGAATGGCAAACTTTTAGATCTAGATAATATTGAAGCTAATAAGCCAATCTTTAGACGGCGTATGGTTGAAATGGAACTTAAGAATAAAGAGGTTTACAACTTAGCTGTTGAGCAGCAGAAAAATTTCTTAGATCAGGCTAGAGGGAATAATGCAGGGACTATGTCAGAATATGCAGCACAGGCTTATAGGTGGAGCAAGGAATCTGGTAAAGAGATTGGGATTGGTATTCTAAATAGTCGGCAACCTCGTAATATGGTTGGTGATATTGTTATTAATAAAGCCAAAGTATTTGAGAAAGATAATGGTGATCTTGTTACAACTGTAGACAAACGTAGTGGAAATATAAGTAGGATGAATCATGTTGATGCTATCTCTCCGCAAGATGCTGATTTTGATATGGACAAGTCATTTGCTTATACTGCAGCCCATGGTAATTTCTGGATGGAGGCTGGTCGTCTTGCTGGGTATGATCTTACACGTGGAAATAAGATAACAATTGCAGAAGACTTTGCTACTATGTTTGAATCTGCTATACCTGAGATGATAAGATCTACAGATATAACTCATGAAGAAGCAATTGCACAGGGTAATATGCACAGAGGAATGTTTGTTAAGATGCATCAGACGGCAACATATCTAGCTAACATATTCAGGGAGGATGCAGATGTAATGCATTTTGACGGAAGAAGGCTTGGGATTGGCAAGGGCGAGATATTTACAGTAAGGTTAAAGGATCAAGCATCCTACATTAGCACTGTTGATAATATAGCAAAATGGTCTTCAAGGTATATAGATTTATATAAAAATGCATTAGCACAGAAAGAAATAGATAAAGCTAGAGACATCCAATATAATATATTATTTGGCAAGGATGGTATATTTGAAATTGTAAATCGCAGAGAAGGTGGTATAGCAAATGAATTTGATTTAGCAAGTAATAGTGCTTCAGAAGTTAGAGAAGCTATAATTAAGAGATTAGTCCTTCCAGTTAATAGATACCTTTCACTTAATAGGGGAGTAACAACTGATAGTTTTGGTAGTGAAAGAAAGGCTAGACTTTCTAATTATAGTGACGCATATTTAAGACTTTTAAATAGTATTGATAGTGAAAGATCTTATGCTGGAGTTAAGAGCTGGGAAGATAGTATGGATATGCGACCAGGGCTTAGGGCTGCACAGTCATATTTTGCTAATTCTAAAGCACCATTTGATATCTCAATGAAGAGTATGCACCAGATATATGATCAGATTTATTCTATTAAGGCGGGAGAAAGAGGCCCTAAGGCATTAGATCCAGTTAATGATATACTTAGTTATATTGAAGAAGGATTCATGGGTGATGCTATGGAATGGGGGAGCCTTAAATCAGCCGAAAGACAAGTTAAATTAAATGAAACATATAGATTGGCGCTAGCAGATTTTGTAAAGGATCAGCAAAAAGCTCTTATATTGTCAGATATGGCTGGTAAATTAAAGTCCCTTGAATTGCAGATAGAAGATGCAGAAAGATTTGGAAAGACAGAGCAATTGTTGGATCGTAAGTCTTATCAAGATCTTATAGCTAGGAGAAATCGTTTAGTGGAGGCAAAAACTCTATTAGAATCTGCACTTACTACTCAGTGGGGAGATCCTTTAGAGATAGGCATGGAAAAGAAGTGGAATCCAGGGTATAAAGAAAAAAAATTCATTAATAAGGGCTTTAAGCCTATGGTTATTGTTGATGGTTTTACGAAGCAGGTAAAGGAAGTTGTATTGCCAGGAAAGAGTAATTTCGAGAAGATAGGTAAGCGTGATATAATTATAGAGAATGGCAGACATTTCGAGATAACTGATCCATTGGAACAGCAGGGCTTAAGGATGATATGGGAAAGATTTGGTGGACTTCCAGGCTATACAAATGAGAATGGCAGGAGGCATGTTATAAGCATGGAGCTTAATGAGGGTATTATTATGCCTGCTGTGAATAGAATATATGCATTAACAGCTGAAGCTAGAGATAATTTAATTAATCAGAATAGACATTCTCAAGCTGAAATGGCAAGGGAAAGGCTGGCTATTATTACTGAGGAACTTTCCAGAAATTCAGATATAGTTAATGCTCCCAGTGCAGAAGCAGCAGATTTATATAGATGGGGAATTATATCTAGATTATTATCTCCAAGGACAGATAATACTGCAATATCATTAAGGAAATTAGTCGGTAGCCAGGGGAGAAGGGCTGTACTTGATCTTAAGTTTATAGAAAGCAAGTTTGCTGAACCAGTCTATTCATTGCTTACTGCAATAGAAAATGGTTCATATTTATCTAGAGGTATGGATAGAGCTACAGCAAAAGAATTTTTAGATAATATAAATGCTCAAAAAAAGATAGGTGCCCTAGCTTCAATGAATAAATTTATTGATCTTGATATGTTAGAGACTAGATTCTTTACAGAACCAGCAGATATACAGCAAGGATATTTGTCAAGCGGTATGCATTTAGATAAGAGTATATTTAAGCAGCTTGAAAATAGAAATCAAAATATTAGGAGAGCTGCTGAAATTATGGTAGATTATGCTAGAGGGAATAGGCTTTTAGATGGTGTGACATTATATAAGGCATCTAGAGAATTAACGAAAGCTAACATTCCTATTAATAAACAGATGGTTCGCACTAAACATGAGCAGCTTGAGGATGGTACTGGCAAGACATATGGTGAGAGAATTAGATCTGTTTCGGAATTAGATGCAGCTCCTATGAGGAAATGGGGTAGGAATGGATCTATTGAAGAGTCTGTACAAAAAAGAAATAGAGAACTTTATGAATGTTATCTTAAAGGACAATAGTGTATGAGTATTTTTGTTTGTAGCTTTAATAGTATGTGGAAAAAGCTTCGTGGGGATGAGAAGATGACTCTTGAGGCCAAGAAAAGAGTATATGAGAGAATGGATCGCATAAGCAGGGAGTTTGAAAGTGATCCTAAGTATAAAAATATACAGCAATCCAAACGAAATGATATTGAACACTTTGAATGGCTATGGCAAAAGTATACTGGTAAAGTATATGATCCCAGTGTAATGCCACATAACTTAAAGGATGTTCGTAAGTTTGAGATGGGGTTGCGCGAATTTAATGAAGTTATAGGGACAAAACAGGGACTTATTGCATCAGCTCTTAAGCTTCCAAGGGCTCAGCTTAGAACCTTACCTGAGTTAAAGAGACTTGAGACAAGCTTGATTAATGAGACATCTTTCTTTAGAGATTATAATATAGATACAAGTAAGAAAATTAATAGTTTTCTTAAGGATTTTAGTAAGCTAACTAAATCCCTTGGTACTGATACTAAAACTTTGGAAAAATTAGAGAATGCCTTAAGTATGGAGCTAAAAAGAAGAGCTACATTAAAGGGTGTTGCTCTTACTGAGTCAAATAAAAAAATTAATGATATACAAAATGGATTTAGAGAATTCTATAAAGCTGGATCTGGAGATGCCTACCTAGTTATGATGAATGCCCTTCAGGGTATGGCTATAGGAAAAGATATGGGTGTTCTTGACAATATAACTAATAGACCGAAAGAAATTACTCTGTCTCAGCAAGCTTTATTGAAAAAAATGGTAAATTCCTATACTGGGGTAAGGAAGAGGTCTGTTCCTGTGCTTGTTAGAGCACTGGATCGTATTATTGCGCTTGCAAAAGAAAGAGATCTACCTTGGGTTGATGCTCAAGTAGATCAGTTAAAATCTCAAATTAGGAGGATTGAGTTTCAGGATATGGTTTCAGATGGAAAACCTATTACAGATCCAGCGGCATTTAAACCTGATGCTGAATTAATGAAGCTAGGCTTTGAAGGTAGTGCTCAAATTGGAGCTGATGGCAAGGTAGCATTAAAGCATTATGTGCCAAAATATACTTTAGGGATATTAAGTCAAATTAATACTTTAGAGAAGGATGTTATAAATAGAAAGCTAGAACCATCTAAACAATTGAAGCAGGAATTAGAAAAGACTGACTTACTTATTAATAGAGTTAAGGGTAGAAGTGAATTAATACATGATAGATATAGTGTTGATCCTCATTTATTCCTGAGAAAATATGCAGGAGATGTTGCAATATTTAATTACAGAGCTCATGTTAAGGATACTTTTATGAAGGGATATAATGCTCTTGTGAAGGACCATTTAGAGCCTGCTAAAGAGGCTGGAAATCAGGATGTGATTGATGCTACAGAATCAATGATGAAAAATTTGAATGGTATTTATGAATCTGTTAATTCTATGAGCCCGAAGAATGATACTGTAGCTAATGACTTGATTAGAGTTATGCAATCTCTTACTTATTTTAGACTGCTTGGTGGCAATGTAAGATCAGCAGCTAGAAATGCTACTCAAAGATTGTATGAGTTTGTAGAATTTGGACTACAGGCAAGGTCAGAAGCTAATAAATTCTATTCTAAGCATGGCAATGCAGAGGCTAATACAGAAATGGTAAATAAACAATTAAAACTTTATGGTTTCCAATGGTTCGATGGTACTAATGTTAAATCTAAAATTATAGAGGGCCTAACTGGCAAGGGGGCTGACATATCTTCAGCATCCAGGGGAGCATTAGAAGAAAACTTTTACAATCAGAAGGGTCTTGCTGTCAATGAAAATGGAGAGATAGTTTTAGCATCTGATAGAATGACAAAAAAAGTTGCTAGAGCAGCAGGTAATATTGCACAAAAATCAGCATTTATGCATCGCCTTGTTGAAGATGCCAATCGTAGCGGTACCTTTAAAATAGGATTTGCTCTTGCTCACGAGAATCTTTCAGCAATGCCTGATGCATGGCTAGCAAAGAAGATGTCTACTGGTGCTAAAAAATATACAGCTGAGGATATTGCAGGTAAGAAAAGTCGAGAAGTTAAGGACTGGATAGAACATACTGCAGGACGTATGGCATATAATAGTACTCTAGATCTTCACTTTGAATATGCAGACTGGAATAAAGCTAAATCTTTAAAGACTAAGACAGGAAAATTCTTTGGACAGTTCCTACATTATAGATTTTCAATGTTTGATCTTATGCATAAGTGGGCAAAGGATGGACTCAGGTCTGTAAGGGCTGGAGATTTTACAAGTGAGGAAGCATGGAAACCATTAAGATATGCTATTTTAAATGCCACACTTGCAGTCGCAGGATCTGTAGCACATATGAATTTCCAAAAGTTATTTGATAACGATGTAGTAGAAACAGGTGAGGCAGCGTACCTATGGGCTACTACAGATCGAGATGATCCTGATCAGCTTGCCAAGCTTGACAAGAAAACCTTTAGCCAGGGTGGATTTTATTTCCTTGGGCCTAACTTAAACTTTTTATTATCTATGGCTGAAATGAGAGATGTTTACTATGCAGATGATGACTCTATGAGAAAGCACACAGAAAGTCTACAACATCTAGAAGATGATGATAGAACTAAACTTTATAAACTATTAGCACTTGGAAATTCTCAAGTAGCAAGAACTGCAGCTTATACTTGGCCTGTGTTTTTAAAGCAAGGGATAATACCTTCTATGCAATTAGAATTTGGACAGTTTGAAAGCAAGGAACAAAGAGCTACTAGGAGTTTAGCTCTAGAAAAGTTTATAGATATTGCTCCTAAAACAGCAGGATTTTTAGGCATTGAACCAAAGAGAGGACGAAAACGTAGAAGGCCTAGTAGAAGGCAGACATCTGATGCATTAGCGGACCAAGGTACATTAATGGAAGCATTGGATCTTCTTCAATCTTAAATCGTTTTTAACGAAAAAGTTATCTGAACCTGAAATATTATTGAAAACTTAATTAAAAAGGCCCCCTACCCTACGTATATAACTTTAAAAGGTTGACAGGGGGTGCTAAAAGGGTGCAGACTGCGTTTTATGGGACTTTCTCACTTTTTCCGACCAAACATACTAAGGAATAAAAAAGGGGCTAGAATCGTGTGCTAGCCCCCTATTTAATGCAAAAACTGTTATTTAAAGTTTTTTGCTACATTCAGTAATAGACATATCTTATTCTTTATTATCCTAATATCTTTTTTCTCTACAATACATCTTAAGATTTCTTTTGCGAGGAACCTTAATGCAGTATAGTCATTCTCTGATATTGGATAATCAGATTCTTGGCTGTACTGTTGTGGTCTTTTAATTCTAATCATTTGTGACTCTCCTTATTACTTATCGTCAAACATAGTGAATTTCTTGGTTCCGCCACCATTATTACGTAATTCTTTCATATATGATACCATTTCAAGGAAATCGCTATATTCGATGATAACATAGGTTTCTCCGCGATCTTCCCGTACAAGGGCAATATCGCACGATTCTGGGGGTTTTAGCCATTGAGCAATGCGTTTTCTACGTTTACATTGCCCCTTTAAGGACTCTATCTTCACATCTACATCTTCAGCTTCTCCCAGGGACATGCCATTGCTGGCATAGGCTCTTATAGACTTCAGACCAAACTCCTTGGCCTGATTTACTACTTCACGCTCAAAGGCGTTCCCTTTTCTTTTGCTTGGGCTGCTCATCTTGACTCTCCAATCTTTTATATTGACTATTTAACCATATATCTATAGATCTTAGATCCTTATAAATATGTTCTTTTCGCATATCAGAAGCTATCTCTTTATATTCATCTTTTTTATCATGATACATATAAGCAACTATTCTAGATATTATATCTAATTGTTCTCTATCCATTAAAACTTTGATTTGCGTTTTTTCCATAGTTTCTTCCATATAGCCTTTTCCTTCTCGATCAATTCTGATAGCTTTTGAAATCCATCTATCCTCTTTCTTGTCGTATCGGATGTAGGGTTTCCATCTTTCATTCATCAGTTTCCTTAGTTGCCTGGATGCTAAAGGATTCTTTGCCATAATCTGTTTTCCTCCACATTGCAATGCTGACCTTATCCTTAGCTCCAATATAATCACCATTGAGATTTAATTCTCCAGTAAACATAGGCTGCTTACTGTTAGGAGTATGCTTCGGATTCTTTTTGACGAATCCATAGCCTATTTTTTCATACTTCTTCATTGACTAGTTCCTCCTTGTTAGATTCTTGTTCCATATCTTTTTTAGCTTGTATTTGAGCTTCCATTTCCTTAATGCGAGCTTCCATCCAGCTATTAAATTCAACATTTTCTCCATGGAATTCTACATATCCTATAAAGTATGTTTGTAGTTCCTGAAACTTCTCAGCAAGAAAGTCTAGCTTCTGATGAGCATTAGCTAAGAGATTCTCATATTGAGAATATCCAAGTTTCTTTTTATTCTTGCTCATATGCCTATCCTTATCTTGATTCTCTTTACATCAT